AAATATGGATATTTTGTAAACACATCTGGAAATGCTATTACTTGTACATTACCAGCATCACCAACGTTAGGTGATTTTATTTCTTTCATAGATTACAATGCAACGTTTGACACTAACAATTTCACAGTAGCTAGAAATGGTAACCCAATCCAAGGTTCGGCAACAGATTTAACGGTGGCAACAGAAAGAGCAGGATTTACACTTGTATACGTTGATGCAACACAAGGTTGGCTATTACAGAATAATTAAGGGAGGTTTGAAATGACAACCTTTAAAGAGATACGCGGTACTGCAATTCAAGTAGTATCTTCAGATCCATCTAATCCAGAAATCGGTCAGATTTGGTACAACAGTTCTAGTGGAACGTTGAAGGGATATGTTTTTGCAACTGTCAATGCATGGGCTAGTGGTGGAAATTTAAATACTGGAAGAAATTTAGCTGCAGCAGGTGGAACTCAAACTGCTGGAATAGTTTTTGGAGGTTTAGCAACTAACACACCTGAAACATATAATGGAACATCTTGGACTAATGCATCTGGCTCTATAAATACACCAAGAAGATATTTAGCAGGTTGTGGAACTCAAACTGCAGCTTTAGCTTATGGAGGACAACCTCCAACTACAGGTGCAACAGAAAAATATAATGGAACTAGTTGGACTTCAGTTAATTCAATGAATACGGCAAGATTTAGTTTAGCAGGAGCAGGTACTCAAACAGCTGCATTAGCGTTTGGTGGAACTCAATATCCTCCAATTTCTGCAGCAACAGAATCTTATAATGGAACAAATTGGACTTCAGTAAATAGCATGAACACTGCTAGAGACCAATTAGCAGGATGTGGAACTCAAACAGCAGGACTTGCATTTGGTGGACAACCAGGACCAGGAGCTGGTACTACTGCTACAGAATCTTGGAATGGTTCATCTTGGACAACTGTTAATTCTTTAAATACTTCAAGAAGAGGATTATCTGGATCAGGAACTCAAACAGCTGGCCTAGCTTTTGGAGGAGGTGTTCCTACAGCATTATCAGCAACAGAACTTTGGAACGGAACAAGTTGGACTTCTAACCCAACAGGACTTGCTACAGCAAGAAGATATTTAATGGGATGTGGAACACAAGCAGCATCTTTAGCAATAGGTGGATTTCCTAGTCCTACTGCTACAGAAGAATGGAATACAACAGCATTACAAACTAAAACAATAACGGTATCATAATGACAACATATAAAGAACTCTTTGGTAAATACGTACAGAACGTCGCTTCAGACCCGACATCCACGGACGCCGAAGGACAAATCTGGTATAATACAACTAGTGGCACGTTTAAGACGGCGCTAGGATCGTATGGAGTTTGGGCAGCGGGTGGAAATTTAAATACAGGTAGAGATTCATTAGCAGGTGCAGGAACTCAAACAGCAGGACTTGCATTTGGAGGAAGTGGACCTTCAGCAGCTACAGAAAAATATAATGGTACAGCTTGGACATCAAATCCAACTGGTTTAAATACTTCAAGAACTTTTTTAGCAGGATCAGGAACTCAAACTGCAGCATTAGCTTTTGGTGGAGCTGCTCCAGGTATTACAGCAGCAACAGAATCTTTTAATGGTTCTACTTGGACTTCAGTAAATTCAATGAATACAGCAAGAAGACAGTTAGGTGGAATTGGAATACAAACAGCTTCATTAGCTTTTGGAGGAAACACTCCAGCTACAAATGCTACAGAACTTTGGAATGGAACTAGTTGGACAACGAATCCAACAGGATTAGGAACTTCAAGATATTTATTAGCAGGAGCAGGCACACAAACTGCTGGTTTAGCATTTGGTGGAAGAACTCCTCCAGGAACTACTTCAGCTTCTTCAGAATCTTTTAATGGTACAAGTTGGACATCAACACCAAGTTTAAATACTGGTAGAGTTGCATTAGGTGGTGCAGGTACTCAATCATCAGGTTTAGCTTTTGGTGGTGGACCTCCAGATACAACTGCAACAGAAAAATATAATGGAACAGTTTGGACATCTAGTCCAACAGGTTTAGGAACTGCAAGAAGTCAATTAGCGGGTGCTGGTACACAAGCGGCTGCGTTAGCTTTTGGCGGTGCTCCTGCATTAACAGCGACAGAATCATGGACTCAAAGTGTCACCGTCCCCGTTGCTGGATCCTGGAGCAGTGGTGGGAATTTAAATACTGGTAGAGAAGGTTTAAGAGCAGCAGGTACACAAACAGCATCTGTTGTAGCTGGTGGAGAAGTACCAGCAGGTAATAGTAGTGCAACAGAATTATATAACGGAACAGCTTGGACTTCTAACCCAACAGGATTAAATACGGCAAGATATTCTCTAGGAGTTACAGGTAGTCAAACAGCAGCTTTAGCTATGGGTGGAAGTAATGGTGCTATATATTTAAATGCAACAGAATCTTGGAATGGATCAAGTTGGACAACAATTCCTGCTACTATGAATACATCAAGAGGATATTTTGGATCTGCTGGAACTCAAACCGCTTCTTTAATTTTTGCAGGATTAACAATTACTAATGCAACAGAATCTTATAATGGAACAAGTTGGACAACAGTAAATAGCATGAATACTCCAAAATGGGCTTTAGGTGGTGCAGGAACTCAAACTGCAGCTTTAGCTTTTGGTGGAAGAGCTAATGGGTTCCCTGGTACAGATTCAAATACAACAGAATCTTGGAATGGAACAAGTTGGACTAATTTACCAGGAACAATGAATGTTGCAGGATGGAATTTAGCTGCAGCAGGAACTCAAACAGCTGCTTTAGCATTTGGAGGTAGTTTACCTTCTTTGAGAGGACCATCTACAGAATCTTGGAATGGAACAAGTTGGACAGTAATGAATAATTTAGCTACACCAAGAGGAGGTATGGCAGGATCAGGAACTCAAACATTAGCATTATCTGCTGGTGGTAATTCTACTCCTACAGCAGCAACCGAAGAATGGTCAGGCCCATCAACGACTTTAAACTATAAAACATTAACAACAAGTTAGTTTACATTATGGATAAATTGACTTATAATAACTAACCAAGGAGCATAAATATGGCACTTTTTATATACGGTGTAGCATCTAATTACGGTAAAGATTTCTTTACGGCGCAAGATAGACAGAACTTTTTTCTGCGAGGATTTCCAGGCGATGTTTGGGTAATCGGCGCAACTGAAAAAGGAGCTTTGTGGCTTGCAGAACGTGGAGTTGAAAAAACTAAAGCCGAAGCACAAGCAATTGTTGACGGTGAAGTTGCAAAAGCTCAAGCAGCGTATGATGCATTACCAGAAGACCAAAAAACAAATTTAAATAGACAAAGACCTACTGCTATAAACTTACCATAAGGAGTTCACTTTAGATGACTACTTATAATGAAATAGCGGGAAGACGAGTCAACTTTCTATCATCAGATCCAACGTACGTTGATACTAATTCAGACGGACAGGTGTGGTATAATTCTAGTACAGCAACTTTAAAATCTTGGTTACCAGTTGGTGCTTGGAGATCAGGTGGTAATATGAATACTGCAAGATCACAAGGAGCATCTGCAGGAACTCAAGCTGCAGCAATTTCATTTATGGGAGCTCCTGGACCTTCTGTAGGTGTAGCATCAGAAGCATATAATGGAATAGCTTGGACAACTACAAGTAATACTAATTCACCTAGATATGGTTTAGCAGGAGTAGGAACACAAACAGCAGCATTAGGATTTGGAGGATATGTTCCAGGAGGAGCAACAAGTAATGCAACTGAAAAATGGAATGGTTCTTCTTGGACTAGTTCTGGTAATTTACCAACTGCAACTTATGGAATAGCTGGTGCAGGAACACAAACAGCAGCATTAGGATTTGGAGGATCTCCAGGTTCAGGTGGTACTCCTGTAATTACAACTACAAGAACTTATAATGGAACAAGTTGGACAGATGTGCCAGCTACTCTTAATACTGGAAGATCACAATTAAGTGGAACTGGAACTCAAACTGCAGCTTTAGCTATGGCAGGTTTAAACCCACCTGGTTTTGTTAATGTTGAATCTTATAATGGATCTACATGGACAACAGTAAATAGTTTAAACACTGGAAGAATAAATGCAGGAGCTGCTGGAACTCAAACATCATCAATAATTTTTGGTGGACAAACTCCGCCTTCTTTTGCAAGAACTAATGCAACAGAATTATGGAATGGTACGTCTTGGACAACATCACCAGCTACTACAGCTATTACTGCATTAGGTACTGGAGCAGGTAATGCTACAGATGCTTTATATTCAATATTAAATGGACCAGCTGGAGTAGTAACTAATTCAGAAGAATGGAACTTCGGTGTCTATTCGTACAGCGCGGCTGCCTGGGCGAGCGGCGGGAATATGAATACGGCGAGAGTTGGTTTAGGTGGAGCAGGCACTCAAACAGCTGCATTGGCATTTGGAGGATTTCAGCCAGGTTCAACAGGAGCAACAGAATTATACAACGGAACAGCTTGGACTAATAATCCAACAGGATTAAATACACCTAGGTATGAAATTATTGGTGCAGGAACTCAAACAGCAGGATTAGCTTTCGGAGGGGAAGCACCTCCTACAGGAGCTACAGAAAAATTTAATGGTACAACTTGGACAAATACTGGAAGTATGAACACTGCAAGATCTGCTTTAGCAGGAGCAGGTACTCAAACAGCTGCACTTGCCTTTGGAGGAAAAGTACCACCTAGTTCTGCAGCAACAGAGTCTTTTAACGGATCAACTTGGACTTCAGTTAATTCTATGAATACAGCAAGACAAGGTTTAGGTGGTTGTGGAACTCAAACAGCAGCATTGGGATTTGGCGGATATATTGGACCAAGAACAACAGTAACAGAATCTTGGAATGGAACGAGTTGGACTACAGTTAATTCTATGGGAACAGCTACAAATTTAATGGCAGGTTTTGGAACTCAAACAGCTGCAATTTCAGCTGGAGGACGTACTTCAACTCCTGTTGTTGCAACAACACAAACATGGAATGGAACTTCGTGGTCTAATTTACCAAGTATGGGAACAGCTAGATATAATTTAGCAGGGGCAGGTACACAAACTGCAGGATTAGCATTTGCAGGAAATACAGGTTCACTAACAACTGCCACAGAAGAATGGACTGGTGAATCTCAAACAGCTTCTTCCAAAACCTTGACAACGTCATAGTAAAGTACTATATCTCCAACTGAATGACAGAGAAGAGAAATATAAAGAGCTTAATTCAGCAAGAAGAATTACATCTAAATAATCTATTAGAGCCAGAAGATTTATCATCATTCAAAGGAATGGTTGAAGAGCTTCGTGATACTTGGACTAAAAAACAAATATTTAGAACTGAAACAGAAATGAAAGTTGCTGTTTTAGATGATGGTCGTTATCCAACACGTGCTTCTAAATACTGGCAATGTGTTAGAGAACAGAACGTATTTTTAGAGAATTTAATGTCATTATCATTTGATTACAGACGTAATGAAGCAAAGATTAAACAATTAGAAAAAAAATTAGAAACTGAAACTGATGAATATAAAAAAGAATTATATCAAATAGATTTAGATGAAAAAGTATATGGTAAGGCAAACATGGAACTAGTAGCGAGAGATAGACTGCGAGAAATTAAACTATGGTCTAAATTTAAATTAGAATATGATGATGGTTCATTTGATACTAAAAATGTTAATTCTCATCAATTTGAATCACTAGCTCAAATCATGGAACATAAAAAGAATTCAATTACACCAGGCTCATCTCAAGCTGAAGTATTCAATGTATTATCACAAGTAGATACGATAGACAGAATCAAGAAAGAAAAACTACTAGCTAATGACACAAAAGAACAATTACCCTTTGGAAAGCAATCCTCATAAAAAGATATTCTTTTTATTAGCGTTGCCAAGATCAGGTAACACATTATTTGGTTCTATATTGAACCAGAACCCAGATATAGCAGTAACTGCTAATTCTATTACATTAGAGATTATGAAAGATATTTTTCTTCTTAAAGAAACTGATGTATTTCAAAACTATCCAGATCATAAATCATTAGATAACGTATTATCAACTGTTTACAATTCTTATTATAAAGATTGGAATTATAAGTATATCATTGATAGAGGACCTGTAATGACACCAGGAAATCTTATGTTAATGAAACAACATTTAGGTCAACCTATAAAGTGCATTGTTATTTGGAGAGATCTATTAGATGTTCTTGCATCATATGTTAAATGGTTTGAAACAGAACCTTCTGCATTTCCTAATAAATATGGAAAGAAAACAATAGAAGAAAAACTCTTTATGCTAATGAACGTTGACGGCGCAATTGCTAAAGATCTTATTGCAATTCAAAATGCATTAAGACCAGAAAATAAACATATGTGTCATTTTCTTAAATATGATGAATTAGTAAATGATACGACAAATCAAATAAATAAAATATACGACTTTTTAGAAATACCTAGATTTAATCACAATTTAAAAAGCTTGAATCAATTTAAAGTTAATGGTATGTCTTATGACGATAAAGTTGTTGGAAATAGAATGCATACTATTAGAGAAGAGATTAGAAAGGAAGCAAATCCTTATCGTGCAATGATACCTGAAAGTATCGTACGTGCGTATGGACATATTGTATTATGAAAATATTAATATTTGGATTACCTGGATCTGGCAAAACTACATTTGCTAAAAAATTAATAGAAGGTAAAAAGATACCACACTTCAATGCTGATGAGATTAGAAAGCTATTTGAAGATTGGGATTTTACAGAAAATGGTAGAAGACGCCAAGCTAACCGTATGATGACAATGTGTGATCTTGCAGTTAATCATGTTGTTGTAGACTTTGTATGTCCATTTGAATCTTATAGATCTTTTTATGATATGAAGATTTGGGTGAATACAATTGATAAAGGAAGATTTGAAGATACAAATAAAGTATTTGAGAAACCTAAAAAAGTAGATTTTGAGATAAAAGATTTTAACTACGATAACATAATAAAGGAGATACATGATAGACTACTCTAAACCAACAGCACAGATGTTAGGGAGATGGCAACCATTTCACGATGGACATTTAGCTTTATTTAAAGAGATATTAAAGAAGACAGGTCAAGTTTGTATAATGGTTAGAACAATGCCACAAACAAATAATAATCCATTTGAATTTGAAGATATAAAGAAAAGAATTGAAGAAAAACTTAAAGACTATGCAGGTCAATTTGATGTTGTAAAAGTGCCTAACATTACCAATATATGTTATGGTAGAGATGTTGGTTACAAGATTGAAGAGATTGTATTGTCCGAAGAAATACAAGCGATCTCTGCTACTAAAATTAGAAAAGAGATGGGACTATGAACTTTAACTTCACATTTTTAGGACAATCAATTCTGCGATATGAAACTCCTTTAGATATATTTCATGCAATCAATCAAACATATGAACAAAAATTTAACACATTAGAACCAGCTAATAAACAGCTTGTTGGTAAGATTAAAAAAGAACATTCTTTGTTTTATAACGGAGACGACGAGTCCAAAATGAAAAGACATAATATGTTACCTGCTAATGTATTAGATTGGTTTATGTCTATGTATCATCATTATTTAGAATTTAATCATATTAGAGATTACAAAACACATTTAAATTCAATTTGGGTAAACGAAATGGTTGCTAATGAATACAACCCCTGTCATACACACCAAGGTAATTTATTCACAGGATTGTCTTCAGTCATGATTTTAAAACTTCCTAGCACTTATGGAGTAGAATATTCGGCATCAGAATCTCCTCAAAATGGTAAACTTCAATTATTAGGTTCTTCGTCAGGTCAATTTGCAAAAGTTGATTATGAACCACCAATGAAGTTAAGAGACTTCTATGTGTTTCCATATGATATGAGACATTGTGTATATCCATTTAATTCAACAAATGAGACAAGAAGAACACTTGCAGCAAATTGCGATGTTCTTTATAATCCAATAGCTAACAGAGGTGCTCAATGATTCCTTTCACATATTTAGTAAAACATGTACCTACTAATAGATATTATTATGGTGTTAAAATTAAAAAAGGTTGTCATCCATATGATCTATGGACTAAATATTTTACATCTTCTAAAAAAGTAAAAGGTTTAATTAAAAGATACGGAAAGAAATCTTTCATATTTGAAATAAGAAAAACATTTAAAACACAAAAAGCAGCTTTAAATTGGGAACATAAAGTATTACGAAGAATGAAAGTTATTCATAGAGATGATTTTTTAAACCAGTCAGATAATTTACACGTAGATCCAAAAGTAATAAGCAAATCTAAAATGGGTAAAAAGAATCCTATGTATGGTAAAAAAATGTCAGAAGAGCATAAGAAAAAAATTAAAGACTCATTAGTTAAAAGATATAAGAAATTGCCACATCACACTTTAGGCAGAAAACACACTCCTGCATTTTTAAAATTTTTAAGTAAGATTAATAAAGGAAAAAATAATAGAATGTATGGGGTTAAAATGTCAAAAGAATCTAGGAAAAAGATGTCAATTGCTAAATACAAATATCATGAAAGGATGAAAAAAATAGCATGATCATACAAGAACCACGCTGGAAAAGTTTAATAGTTGAAACAACAACTCCATTATTTACACCAGAACAATGTCAGTTAATTATAAATGCAGGTAGAGCTGAACCACAAGAGATGGGTCAAGTTGGTGGTGGAGCTCAAGGTACAGTAGACACTAAAACTAGAACATCTCACATTAGTTGGATTCCTTTTAATAAAATGCCTGAAATGTATCAAACATTAGAAAGAGTAATAAAACAAACTAATGGTAATCATTTTGGATTTGATGGAATAACTTTGACAGAGCCCGCACAGTATACGGAGTACCCAGAAGGTGGCTTTTATGATTGGCATATAGATTCGGATGTTAATTGTGCAAATGAACCTCCTGTTCGTAAAATTTCTATGACTTGTTTATTATCACATGAATCAGAATTTGAAGGTGGTGGATTAGAACTTATGTCAGAAGGAAAGATTGCAAGACCTAAACAAGGACAAGCTATTTTCTTTGCTTCATTTATTAGACATAGAGTTGTTCCTATTACAAAAGGAGTTAGAAAGTCTTTAGTGCTTTGGGTAGGAGGCCCCCCATTTAAGTGATGAATAGAGAATTATATTTTGCAACACCAATTTACGTTAAAGACGTTGGATCACAAGAATTCAACTCTAAATTAGAACAGAATATTATTAACTGGTCTAATCAAGATAAAGGTTTGACGAGAACTAATATGAAAGGTTGGCATTCAACAGATGATATGCATACAAAACCAGAATATAAAGAATTAGTTGATTTATTATTTCAAGCACAATTACATATTTACAAAGATCAAAATTTAGATTCAGAACCTTTTTTAGGTAATATGTGGGCAAACATTAATCCACCAGGCGGATATAATAGACCACACATGCATCCTAATTCATTATGGTCTGGAGTTTATTATATTAAGACTCCAAAGAATTGTGGACATTTAAAAGTTGAAGATCCTAAATCTGTATCTTTAATGTCTATGCCAAGAAGAAAAGATGGACCACTAGAATCTTATTTATGGAGAGAAGTTCATTTTGAACCAGTTGCAGGACGTTTAATTATGTTTCCAAGCTGGCTTAATCACTGTGTAGATCCAAATCAATCTAATGATATTAGAATATCGGTATCTTTTAATTTCATGCAAAAGTGTATGATTACATGAGCTTCCAACAAAACAAATATCAAGTAATTAAAAAAGCAATACCATACGATCTTGCTAATTTTATATTTAACTATTTCTTACTTAAAAGAGACGCTGTTAATTATCTATACTCAAATAATCTAGTAGCGGAAAACGGGATGTTAGGTACTTGGAAAGATCAACAAGTTCCAAATGTATATTCTCATTATGCAGACTTTGTTATGGAAACATTACTTATGAAAGTTATGCCTATAATGAAACAACAAACTAATCTTAATCTAATACCAACATATTCTTATGCTAGGATTTATGAAAAAGGATCTATCTTAAAAAGACATAAGGATAGACCATCTTGTGAGATATCTACAACATTAAATCTAGGTGGAGATCCATGGGCTATCTATTTAGATCCAACAGGAAGTAATAATGTAATAGATGAATATAAGAATATAATGAAACCAGATGCTCCAAAAGGTATTAGAGTGGATCTAGAACCTGGTGATATGTTAGTTTATTCAGGTTGTGAATTAGAGCATTGGAGAGAAGAGTTTACAGGCAATATTTGTGCTCAAGTTTTCTTGCATTATAACCATGTAAATGGACAGTTTGCAGATTCCAATTTATATGATAAAAGACCTCTATTAGGATTACCACCTTTTACTAAAAAATAGTATAAATCAACAAATTTGGTGGTATAAGTAAGCTTATGCCAATTACAAAAGTTAAATTTCCACGTCCCGGTATCAACAAACAAGATACACTATACGGAGCCGAAGGCGGTTGGACTGATTGCGATAATATGCGATTCCGTTACGGAATCCCTGAAAAGATAGGTGGCTGGCAAAACGTTGCACCACCCTTACATCTTATTGGTGTTGCAAGAGATATCCACAACTATAACGATTTAGCTGGAGATTCATTATGTGCAATCGGCACAGATA